CCAAGTGCATTTTGTATAGAATTAAACTCTGATAAAGTTTCTTTCTTAGGCCTAATTACACCATTTGGTGTTACACTTGTCATGCCTATTATATCTTTAGCATAAGTTGTTACCAAATCACTCATACCACCAGAGAAAGTGTTAGGGAATATATCATGTTCTATCATATTAGTTGTGATATATTTGTAACAGGCAACTTGTAAGTTATGAAATAGTTCCGGTTTTATTTTTTTCTTTTTGATTAGTCGATCACCCTTTAGGTCTGGTGATATGGAATGTAAAAGTTCCGACCTAGAGTTTAATACTTCATTTTCGTCTGTAAAATTTATCATAAAATTATCTTAATAATGCAAGTGGTACTTCTGTTTTTTTAAGTGAATTTGCGTGTATAAAAAATGGCACAAATCTTTCCATTAAGAATCCAGGGTATCGCCAAGGAAAAGGCTCTGAACAGCTTATCGATCTTTTATCTTTATCTGGAAAAACATCAGTTGTATTATCCCAAATATGTTCCATAATTAAAAAATATTCAGTTACTAATTGCCTCATCAAATGTTTTTTTGTGATGTATACACCTTCAAAATGGCATTTAGTGCTTTCTGTAAACCATTTCATAAATGACTTATATGTCGGGTTTACTTTTACGATACCCTCTTTAAATAAGTCCCAATACTCTTTCATTTCATACTTTAAGTATTGTTGTTCTACTGTACTGCCAACATCTACTTCACGATTAATTATAATATCGGAGTTTTCAAGGTACTTCAAAGCATTTGATTTCATATCATCACCCGTAAGTTTTTGATATGTTTCTTCAGAGGCAGTCCAAGTTATTTTTGGAGCAGACACATTAGAATCCATCAATAAAAATCTTCTATAACAAGCAGAGCCTAAGTAATCGGCATCTTGATTACTGTTAATAGTATAGTAATCTGTCGCTTGTGTACCCATAGCTTTGAGAAAATTGTTTTCAGATATATCACCATACCAATGTCTAAAATCAAAAATAGTATTTCTATATCTTTTTGTTTTTATTGTAACATTGACAAATTTACCTTTACGATTTGGTGGGTGATGTTCATTTGGTCCAGTACCACCAGCATAACAAGGCACTAGCCAATCTTGGTCAAAATAAAAAGGAAAGTCCGTGTGAAAGTTTGTACCTATAAAAATCTCACTCATTTTGTTTCTTTCTTCTTTTTACGTTCAATACCATAACTATTGTCAGCTTGTATAATCATTTGCTTATATAGTGTTCTTTTTTCACCATCTAAATTGGCAAGAAAGGTCTTACCTAGTTTAGACATTTTATAATTCTCATTTGGTTTTCTTGTTAGCATAATATAATCTCCAAAAAAAGGTGAGGCATAAAGCCCCACCCCTTACTCAGCTTCTTCTTGTAAAAGTTTTGGCTCAAGTAAATTTAGGTTTTTACCAATTTCAATCTTTCTTGGCTTCTTGTGATCAGGTACAACATTCACAAGACCAACCCTTAAAATACCATTATTAAATTCAGCACCCTTTACTTCTAAAGTATCAGCTACTGTAAGAGTTTTAGTGAATGAACGTGTGCCTATACCCTTGTGGATATATTCAACACCTTCAACGTCTTTCTCTTTCTTCACACCCTTTATGATAAGGACGTTATCTTCTACTGTAATGTCAATCTCATCTTTACCAAAACCAGCAACAGCAAGCTCAACGACATAATGATCTTTGTCAACCTTGAGTATGTTGTGTGGTGGAAATGTTGATTGTTGTTGTCGGTCATTTAACACTTTATCCAAGTCGTTAAATATTCTTTCAAAACCGAGTGTAGAATGAGCCAAGTGTGGCCCGAAAGTGAACTCTACCATTTTAAATCTCCTTTTAAGCAAGTTAAACAATTGTGTCCCATTTGGCGACACTTTTTATTTAGTTACGAAACCTCTTCGGCTTTCTTTCCGATGTTGTATTTCGCCACTAAATCCCAGTCATCTTTCTCCTTGAAAGATATAATCTTAATCTGGTGTAATGGGGCAACATTATTACCAATTCGGTCCATATTAGCAACCTTGAGCAGTCCCCACTCCTCCAATAATTTAGCTATCGCATTTCTTCTTTGTATATCATTCTCTGATATATTAGATGGTTTACCATCTAGTGCAAACAATTCTTTAAAATGTACAATGTAATATTTTCCCTGCTTATGTAATATGTGGCAGGATTGATACAATACTTTTTCTTTTCTGGAAGATACACCAATTCTTGTGAGAGTCTCTCTTACTTTCAGGAAATCGTCCTGTTCATTAAGCGTAACTTCTATAAAATTTGTTAAGTCTACCATTTTATTTCTTAGTGCCTCCGGTATCGGCCCTTTCTTTTAGTTCTTTTAGTTGTTCTTTTGGGAGTATTCTGAGAGCTTCTTGTGCTTTTGCTTCTGACATATTATAAAGAATCTTTATATAGTCCACATTCTCACGTTTCTCCGGTTTTAACCACTTTGCAAAAGTTCTTCTTTGTGATCTAACTGTATTTATAAGAAAGTCGTTTTGCATCTTCTTGTCTATGAAATGTCTCTGGTTTATCTCATTTGCAAAGAGCACACAATCTTTATGGTAACTCAATGAGCGATTCACTAGAAATGGTACATATTCTTTTTCTGTAACATCATCAACGATAAGTTGCTTCTTACCTTGTAGTATCTGTTTTACAAAATCAAAGGGACTCATTTAATCTCCATTCTTTTCTCATAGTCTGATATACATCATCAGCAGTTACTCTGTCTCTCCACTCTTTGAATATTCTGGCTGATACAGCCTTATCACAAGTGAGTGCATCTGGTTCCTGTGGTTTGACATTACCATCTTCATCATATTTTTTACCATCTCGGTGATTTGCATAGCGTCTAGCTCTCGTGAAACCCATCTCAAGAAACTTGCGACACATATCCATACCAACAAAATCTTTTTCTTCTTTATAGACTTCATACATCTGATATATTTTACTGGCACTTTCTTCAGCGATTACTGGTGTCTTAAACTTCCAATGTTCACATATAAGATCTGTATATGGTCGAACCAGTAACACACCTTGTTCACCTCTACCAATACGGTATCTACTATCGTTTGGTTTGAAGTATGTATTCTTGTAGTCTATATTGTAATCAAATTCTATCATATCGTTAATAACCTTATCAATGCAACTATATCTATAATCACAATCAACATATAGTTAGCAAACATACCCGTACTATTTCTTGAGTGTGCAGCCCATGCTAACATACTACATTGTATAATAAACAAGGGGTAAAGTAATAGAAATGGTGGGTTTGGTACCGTGGCTGCCATGAGAATGGTGCAACCAATACTCATCAACCATGCGGTGAACTCTACGATAAAACGAAATCTATTTACTTTATAGTCTCGCCTTATCCAATCTATAATGTCATAGATCATTTTTTAAGGCTTAATTTTATTGCTTTGACATTAAACATTTTATGATTCTCTGAGTTTGTTATGGAGCCTGATTTTATTATGACCGCCTTTTCTAATTTTTTATATACTTCTTGGTCAGTTAAATCACCTAATGGGTTATATACTTTTTGCATGAGTTTGTTAGCCCAATGTTCCATCTTCTCAAATCTCATAACTGATACTTTTTGTTGAGCCCAAAATAATGACATTTTTTCTGGGTTAATCACCAAAGCAAACTTAATAGGATCAGGATTTTTATGAAGTAGGTTTTTATCCGGTACGGTGTAAATACCTTCATCAAGCATAAAAGGGAATAATTTTTTTGCACCAGAGTGTTCTTGATACGAACCATTTTCCCATACCTGTTCTGGAGTAAATCTTCTCATTTTTGTTAGTTCATCATGTAATCTTATTTGAGAGAACATACGACCTATTCTATTTCTTAAACCCTTATCAGCTGATGTTTTTTCCGTATGTGCAGTCATGCCAGTATAATGTGGTCTATCGCCAAATTTTTCTTCCCAAAAAACCATATAAATTAAATGACCAGTATCAGGTATTGCAGACTTTAATTTATCATGTAGGATAACTCCGTGTGGTTTATAAGGATTAGCGAGACAAGTATATCGTTTATTAGGATCTTGTAATTCACTCAGAACATAATCTACAAGCTTTGTCTCATCATCTTGAACCTCTTCGCCTTTATAGAAACAGTATTTTTTATTTTGTGTTTTCATTTAAAATCACACTCCACCATAAGTTCAGTCAAACAAGCGACTGTGTTAATCTCTTGGTCTGCTACAAAAGCTGACTTATACTGATAGTCAGCCAAAATTAAAACTGCTTTAGGTATTGAATGTGGTTTCAACTTTTCGTAAAGCACATCATACAGTTTACGAAATAGTGTGTTTGAATCCACATCATTTGTAGCGACCCACTTTCTTACTTCACCAAAGTTTTTATCTTTGATATGACCCACAATCTTTTCAATTGGTACATCACCAAGTTGTGATAGAATACCAACATCAATCTTACCAAACTGTGAGTATCTTTGTAGTTCATTAATCACTCTACGAAAATCTGGAAAGTGCTTCTTGATAAGTTCAACAATCACTTTATCATCATACTCAACAGACTCATCCTTGAGTATCTTTGTAATTCTTTTCATAAAACTGGATGCCATCTTGGCTTTTTCTCCATTTCGGAGTGTAAAGTCAACAACAGCACACCTTGAATGTAAAGGGTCTATGATACGATTCTTGAAATTACAAGTAAAGATAAACGAACAGTTACCCGCAAACTCTTCTATCGCATTACGCAATGCAGGTTGAGTTGAATTAGGGTTGAGATAATCTGCCTCATCTATGATGATGACCTTGCGTCCACCAGCTAAACTAACTGATGAGGCATAATTCTTTATCTTTACACGAAAGGTGTCAATACCTGATTCGTCAGAACCATTAATGACAAGTGAATCACAACCAATCTCATTACACATGGCCTTTGCAATGGTCGTCTTACCAACGCCTGCACCACCACTTAATAATAGATTTGGTATGTTACTTTGATCTACATACTCTTGAAAAGGTTTCTTGAGTCTATCAGGTAGTATGCAATCTCCAACGGCTTGTGGCCGATACTTCTCTGTCCATAATAAATGTTCCATGGGAACTCCTCACAAAATAAATCATAATCAAGTTTTAGTTAAATCGTCAATTTTTTTGGCATCAGACATACGCTGTTTAAAATGTGTGTTCATGCCATCTTGAACTGGTTCACCAGATAATTTTCTAGCGACTTCATTGATAGGTTCATCAACTTGCCAACTCATACCATCTTTTGAAAATAATGTAACAGATGGTTTCATTTCATTTGTTTCCGTATCTGCATTGAGAGATTCAAAAACAGTAATAATATGATCAATATTAATCCATATATCCTCCGTTAAATTACCTTTGAAAGCGTTTTTAAACTTTCTGAATGTAGCCATTATTTACCTTTCGCTTCGTATTTACTACCAGTTTCAGTAGATATCCAATAAGTCAAAGGTACGTCTTTGTTCTTAAACTGTGAAACACCCTTTGATGATATTGATACTTCATAATTACCAGCCATCACTTTCACAAGGTTTTCAGTCTTGAATATCATACGATACTTATCACCGTTACCCTTGGCGACCTCTAATGAATCTGTATGAGCACTATCATCTTGAGTATTAAAAGTCAGCACATCAACTGTGATACCATCGGATTCAATACCAATATGTGGTGAACTCAAAACAGAACTCGCCTTTGTAATCCAATCAAAGTCTTCCCCCGTGAGAGTAAATGTAATCTCAGGTGCAGGCATCACAAAGTCTTTTTCTGGTGGTAAAACAATCATAGTTGGTTCACAGAACCGATACTTGATCCTTGAACGACCTTTCTTACCAACAATGACAACGTGTTTGTCATCAAACTGAAAATCAGGATTGTCTTGGTCTAAAGACACAACCGATAAAAAGTTATTGAGATCATAAACACCAAAATCAGCCGGTATATCTTCTGATATTGTAGCCTCAGATAAAATGTTTTTGTGAGAAGATACAGTCTTGAGAACTTTACCTTTCTTAAACATTAAACCTTGATTGATATTTGCATAATTTTTTAGAACGCCTAGCGTTTTATCACTTAGTTTCATTATCATTTCCTCTAGTCAAATCGTGATTATGTAATGCTATTATTCCATAGTGTAACACTTTTAAAAGATCATTGCGGCAAAAGCCATTCTTTTTGCCGTATCTTTGTGCATACTTCATAATGTTACCTATACAGAA